ATCATGGAAAAAATCAACCGCGAAGCGAACGAAACTTTACAAAAAAGAATCGACGTGGAAATCAGTAATATTTTGCGGAAGGGGTGATAAAGGTTGCAGACTGATATTTCGCTACAAAAAGCGCTTGTCGAAGAAGTGAAAGACGAATTAAAAGGCTATCTGACATTAAACAACAAGGAATATGTTGATTTCAACGTATATCCGCAGAATTTACCGGCCAAAAAAGGCAAGGACGACAAGGATCATTTCCCGTATGTCCTGGTATGTTTGGACGAAGAAACGATCAGCGGAGAAGAAGACGACAATATTGTCGCCGTTTATTTCCTTGTAGGACTTCAAGACGAAAATCCGAACAAACTCGGACATTTTGACGTTGCGAACGTACTTAACAAGTTAGAAGGGCGCTTTCTCAAAAATCGCCTTGTGGCCGGACAGTTCCGAATTCAGTTCCCGATCACAAAAAAATTCCAGGAAGAAGACACCTGGCCGAAATTTATCGGCGGAATGACTACTTTGTGGAGTGTCAAAAAAATGCTTATAGAGGAAACCGAATATGATTAAAACAGAAAAAGTAATGTATTTAGGGCCTACAATTCGCGGCGTCGCTAGAAGCGGCGCTGTTTTTGAAGGCGGAATTCCGAAGAAGTTAGAAAAACTTTCGGAAAAAAAGGCTGTTATGAAATGCCTTATTGTTCCTTTGTCTGAAATTGTAGTCACAAAGACCGCAATCAACACAGAAGGAACGGCGGAAGCTATCGCATACGACAAAATCGAAGCGCTTTCCGTCGAAGAAATCAATAATATTTTGGAAGGAGAGTAAAAAGAATGTCTAATTACAAACATGGTATTCGCACAAGCCGCCAGGCGACACAGTTATCTGTTCCGATTACGTCTGACGGCTGTTTACAGTGCGTAATCGGTACAGCGCCGGTAAATCTTGCGGCTGATCCTTACGCAACCGTAAACAAACCATTCGTCGCCCACAATATGACGGCGGCAAAGGCGGCTGTTGGTTACAGCACTAATTTCAAGGATTACACGTTATGTCAGAGTATGTACGCGACGTTTGAAGTGTTCGGCGTTGCGCCGTTGGTATTGATTAACGTTCTGGATCCTACAAAGCATATCAAAGCAGAACTTTCCAAAGAATATACCATCAACGGCGGAAAAGCCCTTGTTGATGAAACCGGTATTCTTTTGGATAAACTTTCTGTTGCAACTATTGACGGCGCAACAGAGTACAAAGCCGACGAAGATTATATCGCTTCTTTCAATTCCGACGGTACAGTTTCCATCGCGATTGTAAAGACTGGCGCGGCAAAGGACGCAACCGACATTAAAGTTACCTTCGTTCAGTTGGATCCTTCCGCTGTTACCTACGAAGATATTATCGGCGCATACAACACACAGACCAGAAAAAGAAGCGGTATGGAATTGATCGGTATGGTATATCCGAAGTACGGCCTGGTTCCTAGTTTGCTTTTGGCCCCTGGCTGGTCGCATATTCCGGCGGTAAATCTTGCATTGAACGCGAAAGCGGAACTTATTTCCAGTATGTTTAATGCGAAAGTCGTTTCCGACCTGGATTCCACTGCTGAAAAGGCTGATTCCGTGGAAAACGTGAAGGAATACAAGGACAACAACGCGTATTCCGACAGAAAAACAATTTGCGCGTGGCCTATGGTTGGCGTTGGCGACTATATTTATTATTTTTCCGCGCAGTTGGCCGCAAGTATGCAGTATTTAGCGGCTTGCAACGGTGGCGTTCCTTCAAGAACACCTTCGAACAAGGATTTGAAGATCACCGGGCTTTATATGGCTGACGGTTCCGAAGTCCTTCTCGACCAGGACGAAGCGAACGACTATTTGAACGCTTGCGGCGTCGTTGGCGCTATCAACATGAACGGCTGGAAGTGCTGGGGAAATAATACGGCGGCTTATCCTTCTTCTTCGGATCCGATTGATCGCTGGATCAATATCGTAACTATTTTCGATTACATCGAAAACAACTTCAAATTAACATTCTTCCAGAATGTAGACGACCTGACAAGTTACAGATTGATCGACGAAGTGGTTTCCGGCTTCAATATCCAGTTGAACAGTTTACAGGGTTCCGGGGATATTGCCGGCGGCGAAATCGTGTTTAACCACGACGAAAACCCGATCAATAACATTATGGCCGGAAGTATTAAGTTCCATACAAAGGTAGGCGGCTACACGCCGGCAGAAGACATTGAAAATGTCTTTGAATTCGATCCTACTATTACCCAGGCCGCACTTAAAGGGGGTGACGAATAATGAGTTATCAGATTCCTACCGTGTTAAATAACTTCAACACTTACGGCGGCGGTACGAAGTACGCCGGCGTATCTTCCGAAGTTTCCCTTCCTAGTTTCGAATCCATGACGGAAACTATCGACGGCGCCGGTATTGCTGGCGAAATCGAAGAAGCGATCGAAGGTGCCTTCGGTTCCCTGGAAACCGAAACAACGTTCCAGAATATCAGCAAGGAAATGTTCAATTTCATTACTGAAACCGGAAGCGTTACTTACCGCGGATCTATGCAAGTGTTGAATACTTCAACATTAACAAATGATTATGTCGGACTTGTAATCACTACCAAAGGAAAGGTGAAATCCTTCGAACTGGGTGCCTTGAAGAAGGGTGGAAAGGGCGAACCTAAGATTGTTCGCGAACTGACATACATTAAGATTACCATTGACAATCAGACTGTTCTTGAATTAGACAAATTCAACATGATCTGGAAGTTAAATGGTGTTGATCTTTTGCAGAAAGTAAGATCACAGATTTAGAAAGTGAGGAAATAAGCAATGAAAGAAGAAAAATACACCGAAACAGCTAGAGAAGACGTAAACACCGGTGATGAAATCCCGGTTGTAGCGGTTCCTGATGAGGTATCAGACAGCCTTCTTCCTAAGAAGGAAGAAAACGACGAACTTGTTATCAAGTACAGAAAGCCTTATTCGTTCGAAGGCGAAGTTCACACAGAACTTGACCTTCACGGGCTGGAAGACTTGCGCGGTCGCGATTTAACAGCGATTGAAAAATCCTTCAACAAGACCGGTGTTTCAAGTTTTGTTCCCGAATCAACAACTACCTTTGCAAAGATCGTTGCAACCAGAGTAACCGGCTACCCGGCGGAATATTTCGAAGATCTTCCGGCCGGAGAAGTGGAGAAAATCAAAAACGCCGTTGTGGGTTTTTTATACAAAGACGAATAAGATTTGATTCCGGGAAGGATATTCAGAAAACATCGGTTTATTTGGCGATGTCAACGAATACCGGAATAGATTTCTTCACAGATCTTCCAGTTGATGAATTTATCGACATAGCAAAGGAAGTGGGCGAAATTGGCAAACAAAACGACTTACGAACTCGCGCTAGAGATCGGCGGTAAAATCCAAAGTTCGCTTGAAAAAAGTGTCGGCGGTGTAAATAAAAAGCTGGAATCCATCGGAAAAGCCGCAAAGACGGCCGCAAAGGTAGCAACAGCCGCTTTTGCGGCCGTTAAAGTTGCGGATTTTGCGAAGGACGCCGTGGAAACTTACACCGAATTTAATCAGGCGATGGCTTCTACATCGGCAATCGCCGGCGCAAATACCGAAGAAATGCAGAAATTAGAAGCGGCGGCGCTGGAAATGGGAAAGAAAACCACGAAAACAGCGACAGAAGCGTCCGAAGCCCTGGGATATATGGCCCTTGCCGGCTGGGACGTGGAAACTTCTATTTCGGCGCTTGAACCCGTCCTTCGATTATCCGAAGCGACGCAAATGGATCTTGCGACTTGTTCGGATTTAGTAACTGACTCAATGAGTGCGTTAGGCCTTACAGTGGACGAATTATCAGGCTATTTAGACGTCGCTTGTAAGGCGAATAATAAATCAAACCAGACGGCGCAACAGTTGATGGAAGCCTACATCGGTTGCGGCGGTACACTGAATAACTTAAATATTTCAGTGGAAGACAGCGCCACGGCGCTTGGTGTTCTGGCGAATAGGGGTATCAAAGGATCAGAAGCCGGAAACAAGTTGAATTCGGTTCTGGTAAACTTGACGTCAGGAACCGGCCAGGCCGGCGAAATGATGGAAAAGCTGGGAATATCCGCCTTCGACAGCGAAGGAAATTTTATCGGCCTGGAAGAAACGTTGAAAGTATTAAACAACGCCCTGGCCGGACTTACGGAAGAAGAAAGAAACGTCGCCCTGGCGGCGATTGGTGGAAAAACACAGATTGACACCTTGAACGACCTTCTTTCCGGCTTAAATACGACAACAGCAGACGGAACGACGGAGTGGGCCGCGTTAAATGCGGAACTGAACAACGCGGAAGGTTCCATGATGAATATGGCCGCGCAAATGACAGATACACTTGCCGGCGCGATGGCGGTTTTTGGTTCCGCCGTGGACGACGCGAAAATCCGCTTGTGCAAAGTTTTTGCACCGATGGCGCAGAAAGCTATATTTGCAATCGCGGACAAATTACCGTCAATTACTGAAAATGTTGTCGGAATGGTACAAAGTTTTTATGACAAAGCGGTTCCAGCGGTTCAGGAATTCAAGAACAAAGCGATTGCGGCCTTTGAAAAGGTGCGTCCGGTTCTGGAAGATATTCGAATCAAAGGAACGGCGGCTTTCGAATTCCTGGCTTCTGTCGGGAAAACAGCCTTTGAAAACATAAAGGCAAAAATCGAAGAAAACAAACCGGCTATTGAAAAGGTTATTGCGGTAGCGCTAGATTTGAAGGATAAGTTTTTTGAAGCCTTCGAAAAGGCAAAGCCGACAATTACTTATATAGCCACAGTCGCGCTTCCGGCGGTAGTCGGGGCGGCTATGAAGGTAATCGGGGCGGCGGCCACGGTTTACCAGAAATTAGACGAATGGGCCTTCTTATTCCGATTATCGTCGGCGTGGGCGGTGCCGTTGCGGCGATCAAGATGGTAAAATTCGCAAAAGAAACAATGCAAGCGGTAACAGCAACGAAAGCGCTTATTACAACGTTTGTTGCACAAAAGAAAGCCATGATTGCGAACCTGGCATTGAAGGCGAAGGATAAGCTGGAAACTGCGTATTTATACGCACTATACGCAAAAGACGCAGTTGTCAAAGGTGTTAGCACCGCGGCAACCTGGGCACAGACGGCGGCCATGACGGCATGGAACGGGATTTGTGCGGTAGGAACGGCCGTTACAACGGCTTTAGGCGCCGCGTTTACATTCCTTACAAGCCCGATCGGCCTGGTTATCCTGGCTATTGGTGCGGTTATTGCGATCGGCGTTCTGTTATACAAGAACTGGGACGTTGTGAAAGAAAAGGCTTCACAATTAGGCGAATGGATCGTCGGCGTGTTTAACAACCTGAAAGAAAAGGCTTCGGCCGCAATTCAGGCTTTCGCCGATAAATTTCCGGCCGCCTTTGCTTTTATTTCTTCCATCTTCGAAAGCTGGAAACAAACAATTTCAAATGTGATTTCCGGGGTGAAACAAGTATTCCAGGGAATCATTCAATTTTTTACCGGTGTTTTCACTGGCGACTGGCAGAAGGCGCTTGACGGCCTGAAAAATATCTTTTCTGGCGCATTTAAGGCCCTTTCGTCCCTGGCGATGGCACCACTTAACCACTTGAAAGGCGTTGTGACTGGGGCTTTTAATGCGATAGACACGGCGACCGGCGGAAAACTGACAGCCTTAAAAAACAAGGCTTCTGAAACCTGGAATTCCGTTAAGCAAACAGCCGGAACAGTGCTGACGGCGGCAAAAGATACGATTTCGGAAAAACTTTCGAATATTAAATCAGCCTACGATTCACACGGCGGCGGAATTAAAGGCGTGGCGGCGGCCGCGATGGAAGGGGTAAAGGGCTATTATACAGCCGGATATTCCTTTATTAACAATTTAACCGGCGGAAAACTGGACGAAGTAAAAAACAAGTTTTCTGAAAAAATGGAAGGTGCAAGATTGGCCGTTGCGGAGAAGTTCGACGCTATTAAAAACGGCATTTCCGAAAAATTGGAAGGTGCGAAAACGGTTATTTCCAACGCGTTAAACGCAATCAAGAATTTCTTTTCTGGTTGCAAACTGGAATTGCCAAAAATCAAAATTCCACACTTTAACATTTCCGGCGGCGAAGCGCCGTGGGGAATTGCTGGAAAAGGTACGGCGCCGAAAATTTCGGTTGATTGGTACAAAGACGGCGGTATTTTAACTAGGCCGACAATCTTCGGGGCAAATGGAAATTCGTTACTGGGTGGCGGCGAAGCCGGAAAAGAAGCCGTTCTTCCGCTATCTGAATTATGGGCGAATATGAAAACGGTTGTCGCTGGCGTAATTGGCAAACAGCCAGACAGAGCCGCGAATTTGTTTGACAGAATCAAACAATTAACCGGAACGCAATCGCCGGGCCAGACGGTCGATTCAGTAACAAAGCAACTTTATAACACTGTAACAAATAATAACACCGTGAACAAATCAAGCGAAAAGAACACTTCGAACGATTCACAGAAAATCGTATTTTCGCCGCAAATCACTATTCAGGGTAACGCAAGCAAAGAAGACGTACAATCCGCGCTTGATATGTCCCAGGAGAAATTTAACGCTATGATGGCGGAATATCAGCGGCAAAATAGAAGAACTTCTTTCGCGTAGAAGGGGGCTGAATGTATGGACGAAAACCGATATTATACGACCGTTCAAGGCGATATGTGGGATTCAATCGCTTATAATTTTTATGGCGACGTGAAATACATCGGCCTTCTTTTACAGAATAACCCGGACTTGTTGGATATTTTCGTTTTTTCGGCCGGCACAAAGGTATATATTCCAGAAATGCCGGAAGAAATCGAAGAAGACGTCCCAGAATGGAGATTGTAAGCCATGAAGGCGCGGCAATCGTCCGTTATAGTAAAATATAACGATAAAGACATAACCAAAACCATTACGGACTACATCGAAGGATTTTCGTATGTAGACAACGCCAGCGGAACGGCCGACACGGTGACTTTGAAGCTAAATAACAAAAGCGGAAAGTGGTCGGGAAGCTGGATTCCGGTTCAGGGTGATTCAGTAAAAACAATTATTAAATTAACAAATTGGAACAAAGAAGGCGACAACCGGGTTTTTGATTGCGGATATTTCCTGATTGATGATTTGAGTTTTTCCGGGCCGCCTTCGACGGCTTCCATCGGCGGAATTTCAACGCCGATCAATACAGATTTTAATGTCACGAAGAAAAATAAAACCTGGCAAAAAACAACCGTCAAAGGAATTCTTTCTTCGATGGCAAGTTCCGCCGGAATAGGCCTATATTTTTCGGGCCAGGATTACACCATAGACGAAATCGAACAATCAGACCAGGAAGACGTGAATTTCGCCTTCCAGTTATGCAGTTCGTACAATCTGGCTATGAAATTGTATAACAGAAAAATCGTGGTATTCGACCAGGTGGAATATGAAAAGAAAGACGCAAGCCTGACAATCAGGCGCGCAGATGTGGAAAGCTATTCGATTATAAAGGGCATGACGCGGCAATATGACGGCGTTTCGATTAGTTATACCGACGGAATCGCAAATAAAACTTTGTCTTACAAATTTATGTTGAAAGAAGGAACACGAATTTTGAAGCTGAACGAAAAGGCTTCCAGCCTTCAGGACGCAGAAGTTAAGGCAAAAGCGAAACTGTTAGAGCATAACAGAGCGTGTCAGACCATGAGCGTAACCGTAAAAGGTGACACGAAATACATATCAAGTAAATGTGTAAAAGTGTCCGGGTTCGGGAAGCTAGACGGCAAATATTATATTGATAGCGTGACGCATACAAAAGACGCCGGTTCCGGGTACACTTGCACCCTGGAAATGCACCTTTGTATTATCGTCAAGGGCGTAACGGTCGCGACAGTACAATCGGGCGACACTGTTAAAAAAGCCGCTTCTTCTTCGACAGCTTCCAAAACATACACAATCGTTTCGGGCGATACCTTGTGGAAGATCAGTACAAAACAATTAGGTTCCGGCGCTAAATATATGCAAATATACAATGCGAATTCGGGAACTATTGAATCGGCCGCAAAATCGCGCGGAAAATCTTCGTCAAGCAACGGTCACTGGATTTATCCTGGAACCGTTCTGACAATACCAGGATAAGGGGGCGGAATATGCACGATATAGTAAGAGTTGGATATATTTCGGCGGTCAATTACGAAGAAGGAACGGCACAAGTCGTTTATAAGGATCGGGACAATGTAGTTTCGCCCTTCTTTCCTTTTGCTTCTAACGAATACGATCCGCCGGAAAATGACACATTGGTTTATGTGATCCACCTTCCGAACGACAGCACAACCGGAATGATTCTTGTTCCGCCATACACAAACGGCAATCGGCCGCCAGAAGGAAAAAAGGGAATCTGGCGAAAGGATTTCGGCGACGGAAGTTATATTCGATACGACAGAGAAACAAAACAGCTTGACATTGTAAGCGATAACGTTCAGGTCGAAAATTTGAATATTGTCGGCGATTTGACGATTGAAGGAAAGTTGAAAGTGAAAGGCGCTGTCACGACGAATTCAATCACCGCGTCGAAAATTACGACTTCCGGTGATGTTCACATAAAAGGGAATTTGTCAGTCGATGGCACGTACCCGACATAAAGGCGGTGAAAATAAATGATTGGATATTTCGGCGATATTATCTTCGAAACCAGCGACAAAAGAATTTGTAATTTTAACAACATGAAACAAGCGGCTTCGGCCAGTTATTCAGATCATAAGCGTTACAGAAAGAAACCGGAACGCGAATTCGAAGGCCCGAACAATCAAGACGTATCTTTCGAAATGAAACTGAAAGCCGGCCACGGCGTCAGACCGTGGACGATGAAAGAAAAAATAATCAGATATTGCGAAAACGGAAAGGTGTGTTCGTTCGTCCTGGGTGGAAAAAAGATGGGCGATGGAAGCTGGACGATTGACAGCGTGGACGCGGTTTTTGATGAAGTATGGAACCGCGGCGAATTGGTTTCATGTAGCATTTCCGTGACAGCTTCGGAATATCATTAAGGCGGTGATTGAAATGCTCGTAATAGATGGCGTACAAATTGTAATAAATAGCGTTTATGAAACAAGGCTTCGTCAGGAACTACTTGACAAGGCCTTCTTTCTTCTTTCATGCCTGAAAGGCACAATCCCGATGAATCGCGATATAGGGATTGATCCGGACGTGATTTCACAGCCGGAATATATCGCAAGAAACTTATACACGATCAGCGCGATCGAATGTATAGAAAATTTTGAAGACCGTCTTTCGGTTGAAGAAGTGAATTTCGTTTCAACCGGCGCGGACGGAAATCTTGTTCCGAAGGTGGTGTTGACATACAATGGCGAATGAAATTCAAAAACTTTATGATTTGCCGGAAATTTCTTTTATAGACGACATAACGTTCGACGAAATCCTGGAAGAAATGATTTCAGATTATGAAAAGTTTTACGAAGAACAGACCGGACAGAAAAAAACCTTGCGTCCTGGCGATCAGGAACATATACACATAAGAATCGAAGCCGCGCAGTATTACCAGATGTATTTGAAACTGGACGATTCCGCAAAAATGAATCTTTTGAAATATTCAAAAGGCGATTTTCTAAAGCACCTGGGCGCCTTCAAAAAAACATTCATAGACCAGCCCAAAGCGGCAATTTTAACGGCGCGATTTACATTGTCCGGCGTAAGAAAGGACGTCGTTTACATTCCGGCCGGAACCAGAATCACAGCTGGCGACGCGATATATTTTGAAACCGACGAATACGCGGAAATTTCCGCCGGTACAGAATACGTTGATATTCCTTGCACGTGCCAGACGGTCGGAACCGTTGGAAATGATTACATTATCGGTCAGATTACAACGATTGTCGATCCGGTTCCGTATGTGGCCGCAGTGACTAACATTACAAAATCAGAAGGCGGCACCGGCGAAGAATCAGAAGAAAGTTTCAGGGAACGAATCTTCCTGGCGCCTTCGTCCTATTCAACAGCCGGCCCGGCGGACGCATACGAATACTGGGTGAAACAGTACAACAGCGCCGCTATTGAAGACGTAAAGATTCACGAACCGGAAGAAGCAATCGTTGATATTCGAATTCTTCTGAAAGGCGGCGAAATCCCTTCACAAACATTTTGCGACGGCGTTTTGTCTTATTTGAAAGAAAATCCGATTATTCCTTTGACGGATAACGACCAGGTGGCGCCGCCTGATGTTGTGAATTTTAAGTTAAAAGCGACATATTACATCGCGCGAAGCGATATAAACAATATTGCTTCTATTCAGGATAGCATAGAAGGCGCAAAGGAAACATATTTGAACTGGCAAAAGACAAAAATCGGCCGCGACATAAACCCGGACGCATTAACAGAGTTTGTCAGGGCCGCCGGTGGAAAGCGCGTCGCCATCGAATCGCCAGTGTTTACAAGAATTCCTGAAACGTCAATCGCCATCGAATCAGAAGTTGAATTTGTTTATGGCGGTGTAGAAGATGATTAGTCTTAAAGATTACCGGACAGAAGACGCGCTTCCGGCTGAAATGAAGACGGTTGAACGAAGGGCGCTGGCCTACGCGTTCGACCGCCAGAAAAAGAAGTATATTGACAAAATCGCCCGTGTGATTATTTGGGCGGATTTAGAACACGTTTCCGACGATAAGCTGGACTTCCTGGCCGTCGAAAATCGTGTTCTTTTTTATAATTCGGATCTTGATCCAGAAGTAAAACGAAAATTGATTCTAAATTCGATTTATTGGTACACGAAACTTGGAACCCGTCAGGCGATGGAAGAAATGATTGATATTGTATTCGGCAACGAAAACACATCGGTCGAAGAATGGTACACTTACGCCGGCGAACCGTTCCATTTTAGAATTGCAGTCGGAACCGAAGTCACACAAACGTCCATCGGTGAATTTTTGCAATATCTAAACAGAATCAAAAACGCCCGTTCCCGTTTTGATTACATGGTATTTCAGAATGGAATCACATTGACGCTATATTCACAGTCTGACTATCAGACTTTTGTTTATACCTTTTGCGGTGAAGTGGAGTGCGGCACGTGCCCGGATATTTCCGTCGGTTTCGAAAGCGCAGAAATAGAAATCACCCTGGAAGGCAATTCAGACGCCGGAAGCGTGGCATACACGGAAGCCGGCACAACGCCCGACATTTCTGTCGGCGCACAATTTAACGAAGTTCAAATCGACCTGGAAGGCGGTTCCGATGGCACAACATTAGTTTACCAGGCGGACAGCGAAGCAGAAACCGGAACATTCCCGGAAACTTCAATCGGCTTCGCAGAAGCGGAAAGCGGCGTTTCCATTACACCGGAAAGCGGCGATTTTGACTTATATTACAACACCGACGCGGCCAAAGAAGCCGCGGAAGAATGAAAGGAGTTCGAAGCATGGCAGAAGCAAATTACATTCCTTTAACCGGTGAAGCAATTACCGACTTAAAAGAATATATCAAGAATTCAATTTCTCATGCCGAATACCAGGCAAATAACGCCTGGAAGAAAATTCCGATTTACAACGTGGAAACCTTAACAGACGGCCGCGTTGCTATTTTCGTTTTGTTCGACCATGACGCACCGAATAAAATAACCGGAATCAGATTCTATCACAAGAACGGCTTCTTGTGGGCCGGCGGTAGCGAAAATCTGAACAAAGAGGAATTCGAAGAAGGTGTTCTGTATCGTTACACTTTGAAAATCGTCCAGTCTTCGGGCAAGAGTTAAGGAAGGAGTGAAGAAAAATGTATATTCCGGTATTTTGGAAGGATCGTGTTGTAGAACACCCTAGAAGGGTAACTGTAACAGATCTTGGAAACGGCGTGAAGGAATGGGCGCCGGAACCTGGCGAAGTTATCCAGCGCGGCACACAGCAAAGCGCGACTAACTTCGGGAACATGGATTTCGGCACATTGGAAAACGCACTTCTGGCCGGTTACGTCACAATGAATTTGCGCCTGGCGCAGAATTACATTGACGACCTTCGCGGCCAGCGTATCACGGTAGCGTTAAAAAATACGCTGACTTATCCGGCGTCAAACGCCGAAAAAACGGTCACACTTCCGCGAATGGTAAACAACACTGATTACACCGTTCAAACCGAAATTGTCGAAGCTGACGGCCCGGTTGAAAGGGTGGAAGTGTACGGGAAGGCATTAAACGCCTTCAAAGTTTGCTATTTCGGTAGCGCTAAAAATGTAACTGTAAAACTTCATGTGATAGGGGGATTGTACTAATGGCAAACGTAATTATTAAATCGGACGAAAGAAAAGAACAGGAAGCCGCAGTTTTAAGACAATTCGGCGGCGGAAGCGTCCATAATTCCGATCGCGAAAATCGCGAATATGCCGAAGAAATCAACGCGCGCATGAACGAAGTAAAAAGAGAGGTAGGTTTAAGATAGTATGAAAATAATTGAAGCTAACGAAGGCCGCAAGATTCCATTTGCAGAAAACGGAACCTGGCTGTCTTTTGACGATCAGATTATGATTAACTTAAAAACCCAGGAAGCGGACAAGGACGTTCATATTGACATTACTTCTGACGCCTTCGGGTGTTTGAGAACCGGCGAAGGCTTGTACTACGTGGCACAGATTGACATTCCGGCCCGTCAGTACACCGAAGAAGAAATCGAAAATCCCGATTACAACCCGGACGTCGAAAATTCCGCAAAAACCATCACAAAACGCGAACCGGTTCCGTTCTCTATGGAGAATGTAACCTTGACTTTGTTCGCACTGAAAGAAGGTGTATTCAATGAATAATTATAATTTCGACAGCTTAAAATTCGCCACAAGAGGATTGACGGGCGGCGCGACGGACGTTCTTTTGAACGCCGCCGGGCTTCCTTCCTTCGTTGTTCCGGTTGCGAAAAGAACAAATTCACAGCTTTACACCGGCGGAAGCGAAAAGACACATTCCGCTTTCGTGGTAAACGATGTTGAATACGACAAATTCTATATGAGTAAGTTTATCAATGCAATCGTGAACGGTGTCGCTGTTTCCTGGCCTGGAATGGATCCTAGAGCGTCAATCAATTACGACGACGCCCACAAGGCTTGTAATGCGGCCGGCGCTGGCTGGCACCTTGCAAGTATCCCGGAACGCGCAGTTATCGACCATTTGATTTATAAATCCGGCTTCGTTCCTAGAGGTAACACAAGCTACGGAAAACACCATTCTTACACTTACGAAGTCGGCGAAGAAAGCTACGCAAACAGTGAAAGAACTGTTGTAAGAACGGCGACCGGTTCCGGCCCGGCGACCTGGTTCCATGACGGAACACGCGAAGGAATCGCTGACTGGGTAGGTAACGTTTGGAAGTGGTTTTCCGGTATGCGTATCGTTGACGGCGAAATTCAGATTTTTGTCGGCAATTTAGCCGCGGCCCAGGTGGCACACAGCGCCGCAAGCACTTACTGGAAGGCGATTCTTCCTGACGGTAGCCTTGTAGATCCTGGAACAGCCGGAACGTTGAAATATACTTCGACACTTACCATCGGAACCGACCGCGTGGCAGAAGCGACACCTTCAAAGGCGTTCGCAAGTATCGCGGCGGCCGACGGCGTTGTTCTTCCTGAAATTTTGAAAGAACTTCATTTAGTGC